GATTACCCCAAGGGCGGGAAATACCCGCGTATGGTGCCCTCCCAGCGCAGGCGAACAAGTCATCATATTTAGCCAGTCCGGTGAAATCGGCGCGGGTGTGGTATTGCCTGGGCTGTTTTCAGACGCAATTACCTCGCCCAGCCATGACTCTGAAGTTTTTTGCATGGCATTTTCTGATGGGGCGCGCATCAGCTACAACCACGGCAGCGGCGCACTCAGCGCCACCGGCATCAAAACCGCGCTGATTCAAGCCTCAGATCACGTCACCGTCGATTGCCCTGAAACCACCACCACCGGCAACCTCACCGTCGGCGGCAATCTAAGCGTGAAGGGCGACAGCACCTTTAAAGGTAAAGCCGATGTAATGGGTGCGTTTAGCTACGCCGCAGGCATGAGCGGCACAGGTGGGACAAGTGGCGGCGCAACCACGATCACCGGCCCAATCACCCAAAACGGTGGCGCGATCACCAGCAATGGCGTGATCTTGCACAGCCACACCCACAACCGCGTGCAACGAGGCAATGACAGCACCGGCGGGCCGAAATAATGGCAGGGCTAAACAAACACAGCGGCCATGCGATTGATGAGCTGGCGCATATCCAGCAATCGGTGGCCGATGTACTCACCACGCCACTGGGTAGCCGCTTAATGCGCCGCGACTATGGCTCTGAAATTCCCGCGCTGATCGATCAACCTTTAAACGGGGCCACCCGCTTACGCGTGATGGCCGCCACCGCCAGCGCGCTTAAAAAGTGGGAACCGCGTATCCGCGCCCAGCGCGTCACTTTAGAGCTGGGCCAGCAACACGGCGCACTCAATATCACCTTAGAAGCCGAGCGCATCGATGGCCCGCGTGGCCAGCAGCCGGTGGCGCTTTCTATTCCTCTGCGAGACTAAGCCATGAAAAACCAAGAAGTAGACCTCTCCCGCCTGCCGCCGCCGAATATTATCGAGGCGCTAGATTTTGAAACGATCTTTAACGAACGCAAAAACAAACTAATCGAGCTTTACCCCGGTGCGGCCGCCGTGCTTACTTTGGAATCTGAGCCACTCACCAAGCTGTTACAAGAAAACGCCTACCGTGAATTGATCCAGCGGCAAAAGATTAACGAGCGCGGCGCGGCTTGCATGTTGGCATTTAGCCAAGGGGAAGATCTAGACAATCTCGTGGCTAACTTTAACGTCCAGCGCTTCGTGATTACGCCCGCCAATCCAAACGCAGTACCGCCCACCGATGCGGTTTTAGAATCCGATGATTCATTACGCGCACGCAGCCAGCGGGCTTTTGAGGGCTTAAGCGTGGCGGGGCCAAGATCGGCGTATCTTTTCCACGCGCTGGGTGCTGACGCCCGTATGGCCGACGCCAGCGCCATCAGTCCCCAGCCCTGTGAAGTGGTCGTCAGCGTATTGGCTAATGATGGCGACGGCAGCGCACCCGCTGATTTACTGAGCAAGGTAAAGCTAGTGCTGTCAGGCGAAGACGTTCGGCCAGTGGGCGACCGGCTTACCGTGCAGTCAGCCCAGATCATCAATTACGCCGTGATCGCCGTTTTATATCTTTACCAAGGCCCAGAAAAAGGCCCGATTTTAGAAGCCGCCCACGCCCAGCTTAAAAAGTACATCAGCACCCAGCGCCGCATGGGGCGGGATATTCGGCAATCGGCCATCTTTGCCGCGCTGCATGTAGAAGGCGTTCAGCGGGTCGAACTCGTGTCACCGGCTAAAGATGTGGTGCTTGATGAAACACAGGCCACGCATTGCACCGCAACCCAGATCACCGTCGGCGGGATCGATGACTAGATCACTGCTGCCCACCGGCTCCAGCAAGCTAGAACGCGCCATCGCCCAAAGCTGCCAATCAGGCCAAGAGCTGCCGATTCTGCTGGCGGCGCTTTGGAATGCCGACACCTGCCCCAAAGCAGCTTTACCGTATTTAGCCTGGGCTTTCTCAGTGGATCGATGGGACGAGAATTGGAGCGAGCCGGTGCAGCGGGAAGTGATCCGGCAATCGTTCTTTGTGCATCAACACAAGGGCACCATTGGCGCACTTAAACGCATCGTCGAGCCGCTGGGCTATCGCTTAGAAATCACCGAATGGTGGGAAGAAAAACCCCTCGGCCCGCGTGGCACTTTCAAGCTAGAAGTCAAAACCATAGACCAGGGGATGACCGAAGAAACCCAGATCGAGCTGAACTATTTAATTGACGAAGCCAAGCCGCTATCACGCCATTTAATAGAAATGAATATCAGCGTAGAGCCACGCGGCTTGATCTATATCGGCGTCGGCCAATACCAAGGCGAAGTCATCAATATTTACCCCAAGGCAGCCGCATAACCATGACCCAAAAATATTTTGCCATCCTCACCCAATACGGCGCGGCGCAAATAGCCGCAGCCACCGCGCAAAAAAAGACCATCCATATTGAAAAAATGGCCGTGGGTGATGGCGCGGGCAAAGACACCGTCCCCAATGACAAGCAAACCAAGCTGGTGAAAGAGAACTACCGTAGCGCTTTAAACTCGCTGAAATCCGAAGCGGGTAAAAACACCATCATTGCCGAACTCATCATCAAGGAAACCACCGGCGGCTGGTGGATTCGGGAAATGGGCTTGTACGACGACAAAGGCGGCTTAGTGGCCGTGGCCAACTGCCCCGCCAGCTACAAGCCGCAATTAGCCGAAGGATCAGGCAAGGTGCAAACCTTGCGCATGGTGTTTGTCGTCAGCAACACCGCCGCCGTCACAATCAGCGTTAGCCAGGATATTGGTATCGCCAGCATTGAGCTGGTCGAAGAAACCATGAAGAAGCACATCGAAGGCGCTGACCCGCATTCAAAAGATTATTACAACAAAACCATTACCAATAAAACCAATGCCGACCTAAAAAAAGACCTCACCGCCGCCGCCGTCAAAGAAGGCAGCCGTGGGCGCGATGAAGCGAAAAAATACGCGGATGACAACAAGGTTGCCTTAACCGGCAATCAAAGCATTGCGGGCAATAAGACGTTTACCGGCGATACCGTCGTCAATAAAATCACCGCAAAAGTCGAGGTCGTTTCAGAGAATTCTTTTATCGCCCTGCGCAACAACGCCCAATACGCGCCCTCTGTCACCCTCAGCAATAAAGCCCTTACAAAAGCAATCACCGATGCCTTGCCCAATGGCAACTCGGCACAAGCCGCCGCCTATCTGGCCTATGCTGCTGACACTGAAACGAGTGCTTTACGCAAAGTGGGCTCCTTAGAGTTTCGCGTGGATAAAGACGGGCTGACCCGTTCCATGTGGTCGGTCAATCACCGCGACGGCACATCGGGCGTGGTCGTGTTAGGTAAAGCCAGTTGCTCATTCCCTGTGCCTATTTCTGCGCCTGATCCAACTCAAACGGCCAATGACTTATTTAAAGTGTCCTCCAAATGGGTGAATGAAAAGCTCAAACCTTATCGTAAGGGCGTGCAATCCATGCCCGCAAATGCAGACCTCAACAACTACAAGGAAGACGGCGTCTGGTATCAGTCTATGAATGCTGGGGCGATTTCAGGTAAGAACTACCCTGCGCTTTTCGCTGGCGTGCTGGAAGTGTTTACCGCAGGGCTACAAATCACCATCCAACGTTACACGCTCTACAACGACGCGAGGGTCTTTACCCGCGCCGCTTACAATGGCGTCTGGAATGCAAACTGGGCATTAGTCATCACTGACCGGCAAGGTGTGGCCTATGACGCGGCCCGATTGGGCGGCAAATTGGCCGCCACCTTTGCCCCCATTGCTAACCCTGAATTTATTGGTTTAGTGAAAGCACCCAATATCGAAGCATCGGCTGAATTAAAAACAGGCTATCGGCTGATGATCGACCGAAATCAAGCCCCCTTTGCGCCCTACGTTACGATGAACAATCGAGCCGCAACACTGGCCGCGCTCAACACGCTGGCAAATGGGGCCATGCTCGATGTCGGAAACGTCAACTACACCGCCGTCGATACACCCGATGCCACGGCAAGAACCGTTTCAACCACCGTAGCCAGCATTGATAAAAAGGGAGATGCTCGTTTATATGCCGATGCGCGTAACCGCGATGGCAAAAAAGGGGCCACCACATTAACCGCCACCTCCTTTGACGTCACCGTCCCCATTACTGCGCCAGACCCCGTAGCATCTGCAAATGATGCGGTAAAAGTATCGTCAAAATGGGTGAATACAAAGCTGCTGCCTTACTACAAAGAGCTGCCCCCAATCTCATCGGATTCCGATCTAAATCATTACATCGAAGACGGCTATGTCTTCCAGGGTACAAATTTAAACGCAACAGCGGGCAAAAATTACCCCGTTGGTTTTGCAGGCTTGCTTGAAGTAAAAGCCAATGGCATCACGCAGATTTATCAAAAATACACCACTTACGATAAATCGGAACAATTCACCCGTACCAGATACAACTCGGTATGGAGCCAATGGGTTAAAGCCGTCAACGAGCAAAGCGGTGTAGCGACCGACTCCCAAAAGTTGGGCGGCATGCCCGCTAATCGTTACCCAACCTTTGCCGACTTAGGGGGTAAAGGTCTGGCACTTGAGGGGTGCGTAAACGCTAACGCAAAAGGGCAAATTTCTAATGCCATCGCAAACGACTGGACACAAGGCGCTTTCCACAACGGC